GTATTCCCCATGACACTAGATATCTTACTACTAAACTGTATGAAGTCTACAAATTGGTATAATTTGGAGGAAATAAAAATGTATTCTATATTTGTCCTACAATAATAAAACACTATGACTTCATTCATTTCAACCTTTATTACAGTCGGCATCTGTCTGGCTATTTATGTTTACATTAAAAAGAAGTATGCAGCTCAAATTGCACTTCTTGAAGAACAGATTGCTAACTTTAATCTTGAAACAGTAAAATACGAAAACTGTATTAGGCAGCTTGAGAGCAGAGTATTTATAGCAGAAAAACAAATTTCTAGCTACAAGACTAAACTTGATACCATGATTGATATTAACAAAGAGCTTAACGCTAAACATCAATCATTTAATCAAAGAGTTGTAATTACTTCAACCAAGCCTGTTGATACTACACTTTCATCAAAACCTTTAGTTGATTCAACTGAGCCTTCTGAGATTAAAAAAAGAGGTAGAAAACCTGGTTCAAAGAAGCCATTTTACAAAAAGAAACCGGGTGGTAATCCATCATGATTAGATAATTAAGTTAATCATTGCAGAAAGGGAGGTTAACGCCTCCCTTTTTGTTATATTATAGTATGGCCTCTGTCATACTATCCTGCTTTTTTATTATTTTGGGCTCTTACTTTAAAGGTAAGATGGACAAAGCTATGTTCAGAGACAATAACTCTGGATGGAAGAATAAGTGGGAGCTAAGTTCAACAGGAAAATTACTTAAGTACAATGAAAAAGACTGGTATTACTTTGGATTTTATCCTAGGTATAAGGAAAGCTTTCCTTACAGCAGCACTATTCTTGTTTGTTTTACTGATGATTGGCATAAGTATCAGTTCTTATTTCTTAGGTGCATATACTTGGCTATTAGTATTCAACTGGCTGGGCTGGCTACAGCTTCCTTGTTAGCCTTTACTGTGTTTCCTATACTATATGGTATAGGATTCTATTTTGGTTTTGAGAGATACAGAAAAATCTAGTTTATGAAACAATTACCAATGACAGTTCTCCTGAAAATGGAGAATGGGATACTTGTCCCCAAAAGAGACATAGACAAGTATACACTGCAGAGTTATTTAAAAAATGTAGAAGAAGGTGCCACTATTCAGGTCACCTATGAAGAACAAAGTACAGAAGGTACTTATGCTCAAATAAGTAAACTCCAAGCCTGCACCCGAGAATTAGCGAATCATCTCGGGTACAGTCATGAAGAAGTTAAAGACATGGTTAAGGTAAGAGCTGGTCTCTACAACAATGAAGGAGATATTAAATCCTTTGCAGAGTGTACCAAGGAAGAACTTAGTCTTGCGATACAGGTTGCTCTTGAGCTTGGGGAGCAGGTTGATTTTCCGCTTCAATAGGATTACCATTCTCATCTACAGGCTTACCTGTAGTTTTGTCTACCTTAATCATCTTGGTTACTTTTTGATCTTTAGCTTGCTCTTCAATGTGAGCTTGCAAAGCAACAAGAGTAGTAAAGTGGTAAACATATGGATCCTCTTGATTAGTTTTTTCCTTTACATCCTTAATCAATTGATTAAAGTGCTCTTGGTCTTTGTAAGGAAAGAAGTTAGTCAAGAACATGCTAAGTCTAGCGATGAACTCACCTGATACTTTCAGGTCTACAGTGCAATCAAATGGAATAATTTCCACATCTGCAATGTTGTTAGTTTCTACTACTGGAGTTTCTGCTACTACATTAGCATCTTCAATGTTGTTTTTTGCTTTGGCCATGATTTTATTATTAATAATTACAAAAATATGATAAGTTCCGTAAACCTACAAGATGTAAAAGAAAAATTATATAAGAAACTGGAAATCAGTGGTTGGGATGAGAAACTCAAATCCTTTTTATTAGGGAATGAGATGGAGAAAGTCCTTGATATACTGCTCAAAGAAGCTATGGATAGTAAGAGGTTTACTCCTCCTATGAAATATATCTTTAGAGCATTTGAGGAATGTCCTTATGATAAAGTTAATGTAGTTATTATAGGACAGGATCCCTACCCACAAATAGAAACTGCAGATGGGCTAGCATTCTCATGTAGTGTAAAGGATAAGCCTGAAGTATCCCTTCAGCATATTTTTAAAGCTATAAAAGAATCAGTGCCAGAAGAATATCAGGACCCTAACCCCACCAATGATTTGGACAGATGGGCTAAACAAGGTGTCTTATTACTCAATAGTGCATTTACTACTACTATTGGTAAGCCAGGTACACATCAATTACTTTGGCGCCCCTTTTTAGTAAATGTCATAGACTCTTTGATATGGAACAAACCTGATACAGTTTATGTATTTCTAGGTAAAAAGGCTCAGGATTACATGGATCTAATTCCAGACACTGGATGTAAGATTGCTGTAGAACATCCTGCCGCTGCTGCCTACAAAGGATCTATCTGGGATTATGGTGACATGTTTAATAAAATAAATGAGTGCCTTGAGCTTCAAGGTAAACCTAAAATCATTTGGTAATGATAACAGAAGAAGAATACAAGGAACTAAAAGACTCCTACAAAAAGATTAAAAGTGGTATGATTGAGTTAGAGTTATGTTTAGACAACATCAGCTCTAAACTAAATATAATTTCTTATGATGGAAAGCATGTACCTAGATATTTTTCTTTACCTGAAATGATAAAATTTGGTAACAAAAGGTATGGAGTTTTCAAGGACATGTCCCGGCACATGAAAAATGTATATATTCGCCATAGCTTTATCTATCTGGCTAGATCGCATGGGTACACTTATATGGCAATAGCAAAGCATGTTAAACTAAATCATCCTGCTATTATTCATGCCTATAAAAAAGTATCCGATTACTTATTTGTGAAGGAGCCTGGTTTTCTGAAAGTATTTAATCAAGTTGTAGAAGAATTTAACAATCACTTAGCTGAAAAAGGTAATGAATATCTGGATCCCACTTTTAAAAGAAACGGAGCTAACTCCTAATCAACTTTATCTTATTTGGTGTATTGGTACGCAAACTAAGCCACTGAATATCAATGTATATGCTGATATAAGGGTTCTTAAAAACCAGGGTATTGTTGATGAGAATGGTGTTCTATTGCCAGAAGGATTATCTATTCTGGAAAAAATTCCTAAATCAAAAGGTCCTTCTAAACTTAAAGTAGAACTTACTGATGAACTTATAGTGTCTTATCTGCAAATCTTTCCAAGAGGTAAGTTACCTAGTGGTAAGCAAGCAAGAGCTGACAAGAAAAATATCAGAAGTAATTTTGACTGGTTTTTTAAGACCTACAAGTATGATTGGGATACTGTTATTAAAGCTACAAAGCTGTATGTAGATGAGTATGAGACTAAGAATTTTATGTACATGAGAACCTCTCAGTATTTTATCAGTAAGTCAAATCCTGATAGAACCCGTGACTCTGAGTTGGCTAACTATTGTGCACAAATTATTAGTGGTGATTATCAAGATGATACCAATCACTTTTCAGAAAAAGTTGTGTAAGTCTTGATTTTACTGTACATTTGACTTTGCACAGGGGCCTAAAGCCTTTGTGCTTTTTTATCTAAACAACATGGAGACACCCACACTCTGGAAAAGCCAGAAAGAAGCCTTTCAGCAATCCCTTGAATACATGAAGGGTAGGATGGAAGGTAGGATTAAAAGTATTAAGACTCCGTGGACAAAGTTTAATGATGCAACTACAGATGGTATAGAATGGAGCTCACTCACTGTTATTGGAGGAAGACCCGGTGCCGGCAAAACCCTGATTAAGGATCAGATTATCAGGGAAGCATTTGACCGCAATGAAGGGGAAGAATTCAGAGTGTTAGAGTTTCAGTTTGAGATGCTGGCTAGAACCAGCGCTATCAGGGAGTACTCAAGTGTTATAGGTAGAACTTATAAATACTTGTGTAGTGCAGATGGAAAACTTACCAATGAAGATTTGGTAAGATGTTATGATTACGCCAAAAAGAGAATTGGGTTCCCAATTGATGTAGTAGAAGAACCTATTACAGTAAATGAGTTTAAGGAACAAATCAGTCTTTACATGAGACAGCATGCTATCCGACATGAAGATGGTAGCTTTGAGTACATGAAGACTATTGTTTCCCTAGACCACTCTCTTTTGCTTAAGAAAGCTCCTTTTGAAAAGGACAAGTATGATACCCTGTATAATCTAGGTGAGGCTATTACCGAACTGAAGAGAAGGTATCCTATTGCATTTATTATTCTGAGCCAGCTTAACCGTAGTATTGACAATCCTGAAAGGAATGAGGACGGTAAGTATGGTAATTACATTCTTGAGTCTGACATATTTGGATCAGATGCTCTATTGCAGCATGCTGATACTCTTATAGGACTTAACAGACCCGGTAAACAAAAGATTAGATTCTATGGCCCGGACAGATTTGTAATAGAGAATGATAGAGTTCTTGTTATGCACTTCCTGAAATGTAGGAATGGTGATAACCGAATGAGCTTCTTTAAAGCTGAGTTTGAGAAAATGAAAGTTACTGAGATGGAAACACCACCTCAGCAAGAAAGAAGAATTTCTAAATAATAAGTAATATGAGTATAAGTACAAAAACAGAGATGACAAGTAAAGAAAAGATTGCTGTACTAAGAGAAAAGCATCAGTTTGTCTTTGACGCTCTTGATATGCCTAATGCTTTATTCTATCCAAAGATGGCATACAGACCACATGGAAAGGATGAGCTTTATGTAAGTTTCTTTGTCAATGAGCTAAAAAGAGAAGGAGATATCTATACTGAGTTTGTCAGTAGAGATTATGTATCTGAAGATAGTAATAGAACTCTATGGATGTGGCGCTATAACCCACATTGGGAAGAGGAATATGAAACTACAGAACCTAATGACTTGGGTCATGTAAGGTATCTAGTTCCTGTAAGTGAGTTGATAAAAATCAACATGCCTAAGGAAAAACTTCCACCAGATCCATTTGAATCATTTGGTCAAGATTTGGTGAATGATGCTCCTATTGATGAAATGACTATTAGAGACTTTGCTACCATTATGACTGGTAGACCTCTTAGTTCTAAATCTTGGTTGAACAATCTTATTTCAGGAAAATGAGTGAGATAGTACTGCCAATGACTAAAGTCTCTGCTGAGACCAAGAGTCCTAAAAACCTTATTATCTTCTCTAAACCTAAAGTCGGTAAGACTACTCTCTTGGCACAACTTGAGAACTGTCTTATCCTAGACTTGGAAGATGGGTCTGATTATGTAGATGCTATTAAGCTTAAAGCAAGGTCTATTGATGATATCCGTGCTATTGGTAAAGCTATCAAAGAAGCAGGTTATCCTTACAAGTACATTGCTGTAGATACAATCACTGCTCTTGAGGAGATGTGTATTCCCCTAGCAGAGGAGATGTATTCTAAATCCTCTATGGGTAAAAACTGGTTTACAGAAGGTAAGCCTAAGTACGGAAGTCTTTTGAATATGGCTAATGGTGCCGGTTATCCCTGGTTAAGGGAGGCTTTTACCAAGGTTGTAGATTATCTAAGAACATGGGCCCCAAGAATTATTCTTGTGGGTCACGTTAAAGATGTAGTACTTGACAAAAATGGTTCAGAGTTTAATGCTCTAGACCTTGATTTAACTGGTAAACTGAAAAGAATTACCAGCTCTCAGTCTGATGCTATTGGATATTTGTTCCGCAAGGGAAATAAAAACATCCTTAGTTTTAAGACCACGGATGAGATATCTTGTGGTGCTAGACCCGAGCATTTAAGAAATAAAGAAGTAATCTTATCAGAAGTAACAGATGATGATAAACTTACTACTTTTTGGCAAAATATCTATATTGACTAATTTTTTAACTAAGCAAAAATGATTACTACAAAGAACATTACCTCAGGTGGAGGTACATCAAAAGTTATTCAACCAGGTGTAGTTGAATGCAAAATCAATTCTATTACTCTGGATAAAGTTCCTTACAAAGAAGGTGCTTACAATCTATCTCTAAACGTAGAAAGTCAACCAATGGGTGATGACTTTGAAGGTTTCTTGATTGATAAAGACAATCCTGATAGCGGTAGATATGAGGGTCAAATAGCCCGAGTAAGATTTTCTGAGTGGGCCTATTCTGACGGTGAAACTAAAACAGGTATCAAGATTTCTAGAGATACAGAAATTGTAAAAGCTGTACAGACTATTTGTAAAGAAACTCATTCTACTGCTTGGCTTGAAGCACAAGACAACAAACATGAGACAATTGAAGAATTTGTAATGGCATTCAACAGTGACAAGCCATTCAAAGATAAATTTGTTAAAATGTGTGTTGCTGGTAAAGAATACATGAACAAAGCTGGTTACATCAACTTTGACTTGTATTTGCCAAGAGCTAACCGTGGTCAAGCTAGCATTGAG